ATCAAAGCGCCCAGGATGACCGACTACAAGGAAGCGAGCAGGATTATGCACGAGCACGGTATCAAGCCACGCAAGTCACACGGCAAGAAAATATACGATGTGGAGTACACCCCATTGGATACCCCCGCTGTACCCCACTATACCCCCGACTTCTAGGATGGGGTGAAGTGCTGTACCCCCTACCCCCAATCGAAACTACGCTCAAGCCCTTGTGCCGTAAGGGTTTGGTGCATGGGGTGGGGTGGGGTACTTATTTGAATGATTATTGTATATATATAAAAAGGAGACGTAGGCAACCAGTAATACGCCTGTAATGCTACATCTCAGTGTTCCAGGCGAAATAGGGTACCCCTGTACCCCATTGGAGAAATGTATGGAACAGTTCATATATGATTCGAGGAAAGACGAGCAAGCTAATTTTCAGCATTGGCGGTATCTCAACGACCAAGAGCGTGAGGAGTTCGGAGAACCAAAGCTGGATGACCAGGAAGCGAAACAAGTGTTCGGAGAACTGAAGAGGAATGGATGGCTGATCAAACAGAGCGACGAGGCAAGGGCAGACCGAAGAAGGAACGACCCAAGCTAACGAATGCACCGATCCAATTTGAGGCTGACCCAGAGCACGAGCTGACAGAGATGCAAGCGGCTTTCGTGTGGCACTACACGGAAG